ATCTCATTAATGCTCTTCGAGGAAATGAATTTTTCAATCCCGTCTCAAAGAACACTTCTTTGGGTTTTGGACTGAAAGGGACTGAGGGAAAGATGCCTTATGTGCTTTCGACACCAGAAGGTCTTATCTTTGGGGAAGGAGAGGAGGAGAAGATTCTCGGATTTTCGGAGAAACTGGAAAAAGGTCATCCTATTGACCTTGTTTACCAGATTCACCGAAAGGATGAGAAACTGAATGCTCGTGATGTTTACCCCCCGTTGAAGGATCTTTATTTTGTCGTTGCTCCTGCATTGTCTGGCAAAACTTCTGCTCACTGTGAAGATGTCATCGATATGGAGACTGTTCCCGGCTATTCAAATATAGATCTGGGAAACGAGTATCCTGGTCTAGGAGGACGCCTCGATGTGAAGAAAGTCAATAAATTCCTCTCGAAGCTGCCCAAAGGCACAGTCTGTTTGGCACACTCGAAAGAGATCGTTGAGAAACTTGGTCATAAAGTATCTTGCTTTGTGATCATCTCTCCTTCTACTTTCGAAGAACGTGTTGCTGAAGCCTTTGGTCCTCGAGCTGAACATGCTACTGGTGCTCGAATCAGAGCAATTCAGGATGCTGTTGGAGAGAAAATCCTGTATTCAGTTGAGGAGGCTGTCTATTGGTGTCGGTCCAAGTCGAAGATCCGGTTTATGTACGGAGCTCCTTGGTACTTCACAATTCTTTGGAGATATCATTTCATTCATTTCACAAGTGCCGCCTTCTCTAATTTCACCCAATGGCCAATTTGCGTTGGAATGACCGAGAAGTCTAGTGATTGGACTAAACTCCTGGACTACCTAGAGGGACAGAATCTGAAGTGCAAAAAAGGTGGAAGCGACTGCCCAGGATGGGATATTGAGTTTGCTATACAAGTTTTGCGCTTTGTCTTTGACCAAATTTTGCTTTGGTATGACTTTTGGAAGATTGACCCTAAGGGACAGGAAGCTAGACGGCAACTCATCAAAGCTACATTGAACCCTACTTATGTCTGGAAAGGACTCCTTTTATGTTTGCCCTTCATTTGGAGTTCTGGACATCCTTATACCAATTTGGTAGGAGGCATTGCTAATTGGGCAGAGTCACGG